AATTCAGACATAGATTTTGATTCATCGAATCTAGGCTTTAGATATTCATTAATAAACTTGTCTTTAAATTCTTGTTCTATCTGATAAACTTTATCTTTATCTGCATCAGTAAAACCTTTAATTTCATCCATGTCTTCATAACGTTTCGTCAATGATTCGTCGAACCATTTCTGCCAGTTATAAACAGAACTGTTGTTAGAAAGACCGGTAACACCTTCAAGTTGTTTTTCTAAATCTTCTCCTATTGCATCAACATCTTTTCCTGATAAGGCGAGCATACCGCCAATGCCACTATCTCCCAAGATGGAATTCACTAATGATGAGTTGGCACTATAAATCTCATTAAATCCTGGTAAACCTCTATAAACATCTAACTCTTGTTCTTTTGCGCGTTGTTTTTTTAATTCAGCAGCAGCTGTTCTTAAAGCATCTGTAGCAAGTGCTTGGAATCTACCTTGTTGTTCTAAGTCTTTTTTATCAAATGATGCGCCAACTTGTGATTCTAATAAGCTATCGGCTTCAATGACACCTGCATCATTTTCCCAGTTGATAGTTAGATCACCTGATTCGGTTCTATCAGTAAGTCCAAGAATTTGATCTCTAATACGTTGACGATCGGCATCAGTAAGTGTTTCTGTATATTTTTCACTTTCACTTTCAACTGCTTTATTACCTCTAATACTGGGATCATTTCTTACAGCATTAGTGTATTTCTGTTGTGCAAAAGTATCGATATTGTTATAACGAATTGTAATATCCAGATCCGGAACGCTGTATCCAGACACTTTATTATTTTTAGCTTTATTCCAATCTTTTTTAACACTTTTATCAATACCTTGATAGTACTTAGCATCAAAGCCGCCAACCGGAGGTTGAGCGCCATACTTAGTGCCGTCCCAAACACTCAGTTTATTTTTAATATAAAAACCATCAAAGGAATCTTTAGAACCTTGATCAAAAAAATTCTTTTTAACGATATCATCACCAAGATCATTAACTTGGTTCATCAAGTCTTTATAGTTACCACCATTACTGGTATTAAATCCTCGAATTAAATTATCGTATTTTTGTTTTACATCATTGGATAAAAGTTTCTGTGCTCCATTTGAATACTGAATTTTCCCATCCTTAAGGACTACGATACCTTGAGCTGGTATCATGCGTTGTTCATTGCGTCCATATTTAGTCCAATGGTAAAGTCCTGCCATATCAGCAGAGTTACCGGCAAAGCCTGTAATAGCTTCTCCTGCTGATTCGAAGCTAGAATCGCTAGGAAGTTCTTTTAGATCGTCATAAGAACTTAAATAGCTGTCTCTTAGGTTTTTCTTGAACGTGTAAGCTTCTTGTGACTTACTAATTTCTTTGACAAGGAATTGTGTATTTTTCTTTTGATTAACATAGTTTTGTAATTCTTTATCTGAGGGTTGTCGTCCTAAATATGTTTGATATGCATTGCGGATGATACCAGTTCTATCACTACCTTCTTGACTAGTAATAAGATCTTTTTTAATTACGGAAGCTGCATATTTTTGCGCCTCTGCCAAAGGTTTCCCTTGATTTGATTTTTGTCGATAATAAAAATCAATTGTATCGTCCCATCTTCTTGAATAAGTTTCTAAACCACTGTCATCCGCTGGGCGCCCTAAGACGCTAAGATATAATGCATTAACGTTACCCCTAGCACTCATTATGCCGGTTGCCTAAACATCTTATCTAATGATTCTAATTCATTCTTTAATAAAAACACTGTTTGATTTTGCATCCAGGCTTTAATATTTTCAAGGCGTTCTTCTTCAAAGTAAATTTGCTCACGGTACCATTCTTCCATGTCATGACTTGCTTTATTATTATTGCAACGTTGGCATGCAGGAACCAGGTTGTACCAGTTGCTGCTGCCTGATTTGAACTTAGGAATAATATGATCCAAAGATGTAGCACTGTCTCCGCAATAACCACAGAGATGATCCCAAGCTTTATAAATTTCTTCTCTAAATCGTTTCTTGGCTAATCGTGGTGTGAGTTCAACGAGCAGGGCGAGGGGTTCGTTCTCCGTCCTGAACATAACTCTTTAGCTGTTAACTCATTCTAAGTGCGCTAAATTTCACAAAACTAAATCTGAATAAAGTTGGGTTAAGCGTGTTGACTTTTCTTCGCATGAGGCTAATTTAAATATGTAGTCCCCCACCACTCCCGTGACTCTCAAAGCTTGGGTTCCCGTTCATAAAGCTGAACGAATCCTAAAGATCGACCGCAAAGAACTCCATCGCATGCGTGATGATGGTACGTTCAAACTTGGGCACCATTATGGAGCAGGCCCCTTGACTCGGTCAAGGGACACCTACTACTGGCATATTGATCGTGTGCAGAAACGTCTTAACAGGATGTCAAGCACATCTCTTTCTGCTGCTGCTTAACAGGCGTGTAGTAGATCTTACGGACTTTATAGGCAAGTAACAAGCTAAGTACATCAACATGGATGCGACCCAGCTTACGTTGCTTGTCTAGGGTCTTTAAGATTTTCTTCCAGCTGCCTTTCGGTGGCTGTTTTTCTTTGAGTTGAAACAGAAAAACCCACTGTGGGTGCAGCGGGCGAACAGGTCTTTTCTTTGATTTGATCTCGATTGCGTCGTCCTTCCAAGTGAAACCTTCTAATTCCACGGGTGATTTGCCGTAGGTGGCGACCATTCCAAGGAGCCATCCGACACCTTCTAATCCAGGTGTTGCAGTTAGGGAAAAGATTTCATCAACGATCCGTGGATCGGTAGGAAGATGGGTGTGAATCATGGTAGGGGTAGCTTTGTACAAGAACTATAGACACTGGCAAAACACTGACAAGCCAATTTTAAATTTGTATTAAGAAGACTTATGTCAACTTAATAGAGGTATTATAAAGGATTAATACGTGTCAAGTCAAATTTAGTAGTTAGTGCCGGATGGGAAATCCCAGTTAGAAATAGTGAATCCAGAGGGTTGTGGATCAACAGTTGGCATTTGACCCGATGCAATGTTATAAGTAATTCCATCTTTATCCACCATAAAAAAGTTTTGCATCACAATAAATTCTTGTGGGATATTAATTAATCGTTGCATCATAGGGCTCATCATTGGTGACTGCAGGTTAAATGGTGGCGTATCTTGATAACCAAGGCCATAATAAGCAAGACGTTCAAATGCTTTAGTTTGTTCGTTGCGTGTTTTTTCTACTAAACGGTTTTCCCATTCACTCATTAAACCGATTTCTACTGGAAAATCAGAAGGTTCATTTGGAAACTCACCATCTGCATACTTCATCGCATAAATATGCTTACAGAATTTATATTGATCTAATACAAATGTCCAGTTATCAGATACTTCAGTAATGCTTAAACCACTTTGTCTATAATCTACATACTTAGATAAACCTTCAGCAACGCCACTGGGGTTGGGATTATCACCAAAACCACGTTCATACACTTTACCAAAGTCTTCAAAAACGCCAGGACGATCCCTGTACAATGTTTTGGGGTCATTAATATTTTTACCTGATGCCGATAAAGTTGCACCTGGTACTGGATAATTTTCTGATTCACCACTTGGGTACACAATTGTCATTAACCTATTATCCAGGGCATTCGCTGTGATTTCTTGTTGTGCTGAGTTTAAGATTTGACCGCGTAAAGTCATTACTTCATAGCGACCAGGCTTAACAGTTGCACATTTATTTTTCGGGAACAAACGACCTTTTCTTAAACCCAATGTTGAAAGGTATGCATAATTACGACGAGTAAAGTCTTGGCATGTACAACAATATCGATTACCACTTTGCAAGAATCGTCCAGATTCAAATGGAATGCGAGAGGGTGTTTGTAGCACTCCATCAAGTGTTGATTGGACTGAACCCAATTTAACGACTTTTAAAATGCCTTGATTTTGATCAACATCAGCAAGAACAGCTTGAACAAAACCGTAACGCTTTCCTGTTGCAGGATCACGTGTATCACTATCAATTGCTTGGCCAGATACAGTAATAATTTTAGATTCTAAAATGTCACCATTAATCGGTTTGATTTCTGTGCCAAAAGGCAAACGTACGAATAGGGGTGGGGGTACTGGTCCACTGACACCTGAAATTGTTCCCGAACTAAATGTACCGCTCAGTTGGACATACCAAAAATTTTCATTATCTTGTCCACTGCCTAAGAACAGTTGTGTTGGTGGTGCTTCTCCTGATACTGCTAGACGAACTCCTTGTTGATCTTCTAGATTATCAAAACGTAAGTTACCAGCATCAATACGACCAGCCCAATGAAATCCGTATTCTTTATTTTCAGTCAGGAAACCTTGAATAACGCCACTAATTAAAGGTTCTCTATTACCAATAAGAGGAATACCATCCAAAGGGATGTCATATGCAAAATTATAGAAGAAAGGACGTTCAACACCATTAGAAGTCGCTAATTCCCAACCACGTCTCCACCGTGCCCATGCTGATTCACGATTACTAGTATAAAGAGAGTCTGGGATACTACCGCCAAACTCTCCTTTTACAGGAGCAACTTTATATTTTCTTGTATCAACTTTAGGTATTTCAGAAAAAGAAGAGGCGCCAAAATTTCCGAAATTACCCCCTGGTCTTTTTCTGTTTGCCATATCAATAGTAACCGCCTTGGGCAATTACGTGAACGCCGGGAATGTAACCAGATACAGTACTTTGTGCGCCCCGTTGTACAACACCGATGTAGAGACGATCACCACGCTGCAGGTTGATTGCACGATTTTTCAATGGTGATGCTTCACCGATACCAGCTGTATTGCCTTGTTGCGGAACAGGGACAGTGATTTCAGGCATCACGTCAGAACAATCAATCGCTGTCTCATTAACAGCCATTGTCTTTTGGAACAAGACAACGTAATCGCCATCAGCAGGAATAGGAACAGTTGTTCCACGGGTGTGATAGCAAGCAAAAGTAATGCTAGGCAGTACACCAGATTCAATGGCGAGGTAAGTAAAGCCTTGATTGACTCCTGTATTACCAGAATATGTAATGTCAGTATTAATATCTCCCAGTGGCACACTGCCTGTATAGGTGTAGTAACCAACACCAAATTCAGAGGGGTTAGCTAAGACTCCTGTTTCAGCTACGTAGACTGTTTGACCGCTAACAATACCAATAAAAGTACCGCTTGTACCGGTGTTGACTGTGTAATCAGGTTCAACAGTTGCGTTGATATTATCTCGAATAATACGGATAGAATCAACAATACCACCACTGTTATTATCAGAACTCAAGGTTGCATCCATATCAACCAAGAGTGCAGGACTCTGGCCACCTTGGACCACAAGAGAATCGCTACTACCAACAACTTGATTGGTTAAGCGAGCCCTATTAATTAAGGGGCGATCAACAAAAACGGGTTGCTTATTAGTATTAGTAGCGGTCATGAGTTAGCAGCGAATAGGTTATAGACGGCTAAGGGATCTAATTTACCAGTCCCTGATTGCATCATACCTTTTATCATAGCAGTAACTGGGCTTGTCCCTCCGCCCGAAATCATGCTATTAATATAACGCTGAGCAAAACTTTTAGTTTTCTTTTGTTGAGGTTCTGTACCGTCACCATAATAATTATTGACGGTTACATTGCCCGTCTGATCAGTTGCTTGTGGAGCAGATGGTTGATCTCCGCCAAACGTGCCACCGGCAAATACAGCTTGAGAAGTATCACCATGTCCTGACTTACCGACAACACGACCAGAGGAATCTAAAACGTAGGCATAGTTGCCGTAGTTACCACCTGTCTGCCCTTCTGCTTTTGATCCTGGTGCACCAGCGATATAGATAGGCGCACCTTCTGCGCTTTTATCCCAACGGTCAGTACCGATTGGTGCGTAATAATCAAAAGAACGAAAGCCTTCGCTGGGTGAATGTGAATGTGCGGCAGCAGCACGTTGCAAAAGGCCGATACGTTGCTCTAATGGTGCATTGGGGTCATAGACGGCTCCTGATACACCTTGATTTGAGAAAACAATATTACGTCCTTCTTTGCCATAGCTTCTTGCTTTAGCTTGGAAACGTTGATCAATATCTTCCCAAGGGAGTGTTGATGCATATTTTGTATCAATGTGGTATTCAGTACCAGAGCCAATGCGTCCGCGTGGCCCTGTGATACCAATTTGCATTGTTGAATACGACATGGTTATTAGCTAAATAAACTTAAAACTTTTCTTGGATCTAAAGTAGCCATAGGATTCAGTTTACCGCTATAACCTCCCCCAGGATTCATGAGTGATTGCACAAGTTGTTGGCCAAGACTTTTTTGTCCTTTACCTGAAATAATGCTATCAATATATTGCTGAGCAAAACTCTTTTCTTGTTTTTGTTTTGTTTCTGTACCATCACCGTAGTAATTATTAATGGTTACATTGCCTGGTGTAGTTGGAGGTTGAGATGCAGTATTAGTTTGACTTGGCGGAGCATCGCCGTACATATTTAAAGCTACTGTAGCTGCTTCATAATTACTGCCACCAGGCTTAAAGCTAGATAATGAATTATTTACACTAGTTCCAAAAGAATCTTTTGAATCCAAGCTTACATTCGGATTACCACCGAGGATTGTGGCATAAACTTTATCAACGCCCATTCCTGGTTTATAGCCTCTTCCTTTAAGCCAACGTTCTACAGCTGGCATTTGTTCTGCAATTGTGTAATCACCTGCAGCAACTCGTTTAGGATCTAAACCAGCTTCTGAACGCTCTGGCCCACCAAATTGAATGATGCCATAATACTTACCTCCAGCACCTCCCCAAACATTGGGTCTAAAACCTGATTCCTGATTTAAAACGGCACCAAATTCATAAGGATCTAATTGCAAATTCCGTGCCGTTCTAAAGATAGCTTCTCGATCTGCTTGACTTAATTTTGGTGCCATTTTTACTTTCCTTAACTCAGGATCCTTGTTGACGTAAACGTGCTTGATTCAGCACATCTTTTAAAACTTCATCTACAGCAATATCCATTTTATAGATGTTGTTTTCTTCTTCTTGTGCAAGAAGTGCTTCTGAATTATCACCATTGATCATTGATCGTGGTGATTGAATACCATTTTGTACCACGAAATCTTCTGGTGTCTTCTGATAACGCTCAGGGAAAGTAGCTGCCATCAAAGGGTTATATGACTCACGAGAGAACTGTGGATACATGGCCCGGTTGATTGCTAAGCCAAGGTCTGCAACTTTCTTTTGAGCTTCTTGGCTATCAGCTGCTTGGCGACCCTGACCATAAACAGAGAGCTGATAAGCGTAGGGATCAACAGGTGCAACTTGTTCTGAAGACGGGGGCAAGTCAGCTTGCGTTGGAGACGCTGGAGGCTTTGCTGTAAAGCGATCACTATCAAATGTATATTGACCGGTTTCACGTGAGAAGGTCGCTGCATCATCAGTATCCATGTCACCACGCCGGAACGTGCCAGGAATACCTTTACCTGTCTTTGGATTGACATCAACAATTCCAGCAATACCGTTGAGCGTTGCAGGTGCAGTCAGTTCAGATAAGGTACTGGGACCACCAGGACCTGCATCCATGTCACCAGAGCCGCCATAGCGAGCACGCATAGCTAAAGGATCGGGTGCAGCCATAGGATTACGAGTTTTAACGCTTCCATCGAATCCAATTTTAAGTAATGGTCCAGGATTAAATTCGTTTTCTTTTGTAGGACTAGAACCTTGTAAACTTGACAACCCAACGGGGCCCATTGGTATACCAAGAAGCCCAAGAGCTGCTAAACCTATCTGTTGACCTCTAGAAGGTTGTTGGCCTTTAGGAGGTGTACGTAAAGAAGGTTTAGCTGTTCTAGAGCCAACGATTGGATTGTTTCCTCCACCCCGAGTGGCCCTTGGCACAGGAGGAGCATTTTTAGGAGCTTGTCCTAATGGAGAAAAGTTACGAGGTGCTCTGCCTGCAAATCCTCCGCCCATTCCACGAGCACGGCCTGTACCTTGAAGAGCTTTGTTAAGTAATTGAGAGAAAAAGTTTCCCATGGTTATCGGTAATTGTTGTGGAGGTAGATGTTTGCACCAACCGCTGTATCAGCTGGGCCTGGTAGAGCCATAATAAACTCTGCTCCAGAACGTTCATATCGATAACGTGCCTGGAATGGATCTTTGTAGTTTGGTACGTACAGAATTTGTGCAAGACGATTTGTCTCGTACAAATAAACTTCGTCCCAAACTTTAAGAGCTTCTTTTACATTACTGGATCTGATCGTACGATCAACGTCTCCAACAATGCCTTCAACTCGGGTACTAGGTGGCTGGAAGTCATCTTCAAAAGAAGCTAACTGCGTTTTGCGTTCAGCAGAATCACAACGACCGATTTGATAAACAAGTTTATCCGCGAAGACAGCATCAGGAACAGAGTTCATCGCTTCTTCAAGGCGTGCATAGTCACCTGCTGGGACACTAACGATGTAGTAACCCAAGTGGTAACGAATGCGGCTCTTGTTAAAGTTCGATAGTTGCGACACAATTTGCTACCTATATTCATTCATTATAGATGTCATAAATAAAGCCCCCGTAGGGGCTTTTATTTAAACTCTAATCAGGTCTGCTGCAATTACAGCATCCCAATCAACACGCGGAATTTGTCTTAATTGCTCCAAGCTATTGAATCTTTCGCCCGACAAAGACGTTTGTAAATCTTTAATATCTTTAGCCGTTTTAAGACCAACTCCCTTGATATGATCAGCGATCATTTGAGGTGTAGCACTATTGATATTAAGACGCGTTTCTGTAGGGAATTTACGAGGTTCATCGCCTTTAGCAACATCTTTAACTTGAAGGGTTTTAACCTTCTTAGTTGCTGTTTGGTCAGGTTCGATCTCTGTTTTATAGACAGTAAAAATACGACCGTCCTGATCTTCTACCATAAACCAATCGCCATTGTCCCATTCGGTAACAATTTTAACTCGGGCTGCAGTTCGCTTATGTTGATAGAGCATAGGGACCAGTATTAATCACTGGTCCCATATTACTCTAATTAACTATCAATAACCAGGATAGTTAGAAGCAACCTTGTAAGGAAGATATTGCTCCATATCGTCGTACTCGACTGCAACGTCGGGACGGATAAAGCAGACTTCAACAAGGATGTAGCCGGTACGTCCAGCTGCCTTGTCAGCATCGGAGATAGCCCAGCCGCCGTTAGTAGCAGTGGAGTTAGTAGCAGTCTTGGAGTAAACGCGGAACTCTTGATCAGCGGTGTACTCCTTGTACAGCATCGGGGTGGTCAAGGTAGTAGCAGTTTGGAACGGGTTGGTTCCAAGGCCACCTTCGCCAGGAGCTATGTTGTTAGCTGCAGCAGTGATGTTGGCACCTTCGACCACGCCGGAGAAGCTCAGGGGGGCGCTAGCGGTACCAGGGCCGAAGCCGATCACCTGGGTTGCACCAGAGGTGGTGAGGCCGTCTTCTGCAACACGTCCATCACCCCAGCCAGAAGCCACGGAGATAGCAGTGCGGTAGACGTAAGAAGGACGCTCGGTATCAGCCACCACGGTCATGCCGGTGATGTTGGTACGGGTGTCGTCGTTCTTGTAGGGGGAAGGGATGACCACTTGGGACACGGTGGTGAAACCGTCGCCAGTAGCGGTGGTCACGGGCACATAGCCACGCAGTTGATAGAACTGCCAACCGGGGTTAGCCAGGACAGACGTAGGGCCTGCCTTAGAAGCATTGTTGGTAGAGCCACCGGTGGTATCAATGTTTTGGTACCAACCGTTCAGGGGCTCGGTCATGTCCCCTGGGTAGATTTTCTTAGCAGATAAGTATGCCATTGATTGTATCCTCGTTTATGGTTTACGTTTAATCAGATCAGACCACGCCGTCGTCAGACAGGAAGCTGAAGGCGGTGGTAATGAAGTCCTTGTTCAGCACTTCGAAACCAGCGTAAAGCTGCCAGATAAGAATGATGAAGCGGCTGAAATCATCATTGTTGTTGATGAGCACCTGGGCGTTAGGACCGCCGATACCAACACCAACTGCCTGGGGACCGAAGAAATAACCTTGAGCAACTTCTTCAGAATCATAAGCACTGCCGCCATCGAACGAAGCAGTAACGTTCTTGCTGGGGAAGTTGGTGGACTCGAAGAATTTCACACCTTCGAACTGGACGCCAGTCGGCATGACGGGCTCACCGGCCAGGAAGTAACCTTGACCAGCCTGGGGACCCATGTAAAAGCTGGTGTTGTTAGGCATCATGGGGTTAGCCATGTACATGCCTTGACCAGGATTACCAGCGTAGCGGGCGATCTCACGGAAGTCTTCGTCACGACGCAGGTGCATCATGAAGACGGGGTCACAGATGCAACGGTACAGGCCGTCAGCGAAGGTAGGAACGTTGCGCTTACGCAGGTCCTTAACAACTTCAAGAAGATCGGTACGAACAGAGAACTGTTGCACCTGAGCGGTGTACTCAGCAGCGGTGTAGGAAACACGGCCTTGGGAATCTTTAGCCTTATCACCAGCGAAGAAGTAACCACCTTGAGTGGAGCTAGCTTGGCCTTGTGCTTCAGCTTTGGCGAGTTCGTCAATGAAGACGCGGTCACGCCAACGACGGTAGTCATCAAGCAGCGTCAGGCTACCGATGGACTGGTGGAACATGTTCAGGTTGCCAGTGTCAAGCAGCAGACGCTGAGCAGTGATCAGGGTCTCACGGGCAATCTTGAAGGTAGAAGGCTGAGTGGGGTCACCCGGATCTGCAGGGCCTGTGTATTCCTTCAGCACAACAAGCACCTTCTCCTTGGTGATGTTACGGCTGTTGGCAGTACCGATGGTTTGATCCGAGATACGCTCGCGGCTATCCTTCGTGCCGGGGGATCCCCAGAACTTATAGCGGTCGAGCTGAACGGTCTGGCCAGGTTGTGAAGTGAAGTCGTGAACGACCACGGGCTCCACAGCCATTTCGCAAATGTATGCTGGATGCGGGCGGTAAAGCTCCGCGCCCAAAATCTTGGGAAAATCGTTGTCTAAAAACACTTTCTTTTATCCTCCAGTGTCGCAGGAATAAATTTGTCGGATGAAAGATTCGGACAAAAAAGTCCTATCTAAATTAAAGTTTAGCAGTCTGTAATGTTTAGTACATTGGCAGCTGCTGAGT